ATATTCCCAATATCAATATTCAAGACGAAAGTAGAAGATAACGATAGTGTTAAAAACCTCTTGGTATCAAAAATTATAAGGAATTCTAATCACTTAAAAATTCCTGATCTATGGACAACTCATAAAGTTAAAACTTCTTTTTCTGGTGAACCAGAAGGTAGAGAATTATTTTATGAGAACTCACCATACGAGAATATTCTCTTTAAAAGATATTGTTCTTGTATGGATAAGATTTTTGATCGAGAATATGAGATTGATATTCCCAAGATTTGGTATAATGTGTATCTCGATGGAGAATATCAGGAAAAGCACGATCACTTAGGAGTTACTTTAAGTCCTTGTCATTTTTCTTGTATTCATTTTCTCTCTTATAATAAAGAAGAACATTCTCCACCACAGTTTAGTGATCCATTAGCACAATTAAGAAATTTAAGTCTTGAATTGGATCGTAATGGTTATGGCGAAGTTTATACTCCTGATGTTGAAGAAGGTGATCTTTTAATGTTTCCATCATATCTTTTGCATTGTGTTCCACCTTGTAAGAAAACAAACTATCCTAGAATCACAATATCTTTTAATGTTCGTGTTGTAAAATATGGTGAAGATTCAATATGGCAATGATTGAGATTGTTGATCGCTTTCTTTCTAGGGAAGAATTTGATTATGTTTTAGACTATTGTGAGAGTGCTGCATATACTTATGGAGAAGTTGATTCTTATGGATTACCTCCAACTGGAATGGTTCATCAAATCTCAGAAGTAGAAGACATTTATAAGTTATTTCAATCTAAGACGCAGAAATTAGTTTCTGATATTCAATTATACCGAATGTACATTAATTGTTTTGCACCATCAGAGAATCCATACTTTCATACTGATGGTGATCCTGGTGATGTTACTTTTCTTTATTATCCAATGCGACAATGGGAACTGAACGATGGTGGAGAAACACAATTCTTAATGAACAATGAGATCTATGGGGTGACGCCAGTGCCCAATCGTATGGTATACTTTGATGCAAGCATACTTCACAGGGCAACGGCATTTCGAAATAAGCATCGGTTCACAGTGGCGATCAAGTACGGGACACTTTCATAACTGTCACAAGGGGACTTGGGTTCCCTTGATTTTTGCTGTATAATAACTGTATTGAATTGAAACGCATGATGATGTTCCAACTTCGCCCCCATCAACAACGTGCTCTGGATGCCCTTGTCAAGTATCTGAAAGGTCAGGTGATCATTCCGACTGGTGGCGGTAAGACTAACGTTGCCATCTTTGATGCCATGCGCGAGTTTCAATCTGATGCTCCTAAAATCATCGTAGTGGTGGCACCGCGCATCCTCCTGGCAGAGCAGTTGTCTGCTGAGTTTTTGGAGTTTATCACCAACGTTGCCGTGTTGCACGTTCACAGTGGTGAAACTCATCATATCAGCACCACCAAACCTTCTGAGATCTACAACTGGTCCCGTCGTGCTTATAAGCATCAACTGATCTTCACCACATACAACTCTCTGCAACGTCTTCAACAGGCAGATATTAAGGTTGATACTATTTACTTTGATGAGGCACACAACAGCGTTCAGCGTCACTTTTTCCCTGCTACGGAGCACTTCGCTTCTACTGCTGACCGCTGCTACTTCTTCACTGCTACTCCTAAGCATTCTGCTACTATTTCCAAACCTGGCATGAATGACGCTGCCGTTTATGGTAACGTGATCTGCAATGTTCCTGCTCCTGAACTGGTTCAGGGTGGATTCATTGTTCCTCCTAAGGTTGTGGTTCAGCAGTTTGAGATGCTGGGTAAGGGTCAGATCGTTGCCGATGTTGACTGTGAGAATCTGATTCAGACCATCGATGCTCAGGAAGTTGGTAAGGTTCTGATCTGCTCTAAGGCAACCAAACAGATTCAGAATCTGGTTTCTCAGACTGATTTCTGCACTCAACTGGAAGAGCGTGGTTTCTCTTGGATGTATATCACTTCCAAGACTGGTGCCGTGATTGATGGTCAGAAGGTCAACCGTGAGGTGTTCTTTGACACTCTGAGTGCTTGGGGTAAGGATGACTCTAAGAAGTTTGTGGTTCTGCACCACAGCATTCTCAGCGAGGGTATCAACGTTTCTGGTCTTGAAGCGGTGCTGTTTATGCGTTCTATGGACTATATTGGTATCTCTCAGACCATCGGGCGGGTGATCCGCCTGCACAAGGACGATGCAGAGGGTCTCAGCAGCGGCAGGATCGTCCCTGGTGCCCTTGCAGACTACACCAAGTCCTTTGGGTTGGTCTGCATCCCTGTCTACTCTTCTGTGGGCATCAGCACCGCTAAGAAGGTGCAAGCGGTGGTGGACACCGTGTTCAATCAAGGTCAACCTGCTATTTCTGTTGTGAAGCGATGAATCAATTATTTCAAGGAGATTGTATTGAGATTATGTCCACACTTCCTGAGGGTTGTGTGGATATGGTCTTTTGTGATTTACCCTATGGGACCACACAGAATGAATGGGATTGTTTGATTCCATTTGATCAACTATGGGAACAGTATCACCGTGTTGTGAAGGAGAATGGTGCAATTGTGCTCACTGCACAACCACCCTTTGATAAGGTTCTTGCCTGCTCTAACTTGAAGTATTTTAAGTATGAGTGGATCTGGGAAAAGAACAAGGCAACTGGGCACCTGAATGCAAAGAAGATGCCTATGAAAGCACACGAAAATGTGCTGGTGTTTTATCGTAAGTTGCCAACATACAATCCCCAAATGACACATGGGCATAAACCGATGAATGCGGTGCTGCCGAAGGACCAGTTGCCCCCTCCCGACAGAAAACGCAATTATAATCACGTTGAGAAGCGTCTGGGCAATCCTGGTGGATCAACGACAAGATATCCCCGTGATGTTCTGCAATTTCCTGTCATCAACAATGATGATCCGTTGAAGTTTCATCCAACACAGAAACCTGTGCCTCTAATTGAGTACTTTATCAAGACATACAGTAATGAAGGTGATGTGATTCTGGATAATTGTATGGGTTCTGGATCAACAATCATTGCCTGTAAGAATACTAATCGTCAATACATTGGAATTGAGAACGATCCAGAGTATTTTGAAAAAGCACAGGAGTGGGTGGGATCCTATGACAAAATTGACCCCTTTGTGACGGATGAAGAAGTGGCACAACCATTTGTCAATCCGCTGCTTTCTGCATTAAAATAACAAAGTAATCAGGAGAAATCCAATGCGCTGCAAAGTCCAACTCTACGTTGCTGGTAAGGTCTTTGATGAGATCGTTGAAGCAAAAGACTACAATGATGCAAAGCGAACTGCAATTGCCCGCAACCCCAGTGCAAAAGTGATTGGTGTGACTGCTGTGTTCGGATGACTGAAAAGTTTTTAAAACCATTTATTGATCGTCCTGGTATCCTTAATGCAAAACCAGGAGATCCTGAGGGTTATGTAACCAAAGACGGAATGTGGGCAGCAGTTCCTTTTGGTAAAAAGTTTGTCATTATACATAATGGGCAGCAGGTGCATCTTGCCAACAACTATAAAGCAGCAAGAACTTACATCTCAAAAGAGATCAAAGCATCTAAAAAAGCAACTTCAACCTTAGAGCAGTTTCTATGAAACTTCTACCCATTTTCTTCATACCTTTTCTTTCGCTTCCAGCACAGGCAATCACTTGGGAACAGTTTTGGGCACCATTTGCATATGATCGCCCCTACATCTACGAAAGGCGTTATGTTCCTTTGTGCAACAGACGAGTTTATTATGAGGAATATGTTCCAGGAAACTATTGGAGATCTGGATACATTAGGAGATGGAGTGAAGTCGTAAGAGTCCCCTGTGATGAGCATTAAATAGTATAACTTTTATAGACATTATGGACAAATCAGAAAAACGTAACCGTGCTCTGGGTCTTTTTGTAGAGAGTGTTCTAAAACCAGATCACGAACTTCGTCAATGTGCTCACAATCAAAAATGTTACAATGAACTCCTTGAATGGAGACAAGAAGTGTTAGATTATCTAAACTCACGTAGAGAGCAGGAGTTTAGTGAATGACTTCTTATTACATATGGTTTTTAGTTTTTGCAGTGGTCGCTTATCTGATTGTCACAGATAATAGCGTTGCCGCTGCTTTTTATTATGTTTTAAAACTGGTTAAGTTTGATTTTGAGAAAAAGAAATGGTGGTTGTTGAATAATCCACGCAATCCAATCGTAAAGTATTTGATGTGGAGAAGAGCATATAAACTTGCAAAAGAACTACAACGTGAGTTAGAATCGAATGCTAAATAACCCTATATGGAGACTACATATGCTCTCTACACAATATCGCCTACGTTTGGAAGGTATTTGTAGCAAGATTGCCAAGCAAGAAGAGGTGAGTTTAGAAGATATGATTTGGGCAGAGAAACTTGCAAAGGCGAATAGAACTGCTGCTACAATACTCCGTCAAGCAAGAAGGACAGCAGAAAATCCTACAATGCAAGAAGGAGATATGGATGATTTTTTGAATCAACTTGATATTGGTGGATTGGGTCACGAACGCTTTGGTAAGCGTGGATTTGATAGTGTAGATGATATGGTTGATTGGTGGACTG